ACAGCGGCTGAAAAAACGCTATAATAAAACCATCGCACAAGCGATTTCAGGTATCAGAAGATACTGTTTCTCTCAAGAAGTGGGGGGAATAGTATCTTTTTTTTCGTTTATTGGAGGACTTTTTATGAAAAAACTGGTTTATTCCGCCATGTGTCTGGCACTTTGTCTGGTACTGCCTTTCCTCACCGGACAGATTCCCGAAATCGGGTCCATGCTGCTGCCCATGCACATCCCCGTGCTGCTGTGCGGGTTTCTCTGCGGCGGCGGCTGGGGTGCGGCTGTGGGATTTACCGCGCCGCTGCTGCGGCATCTGATTTTTTCCATGCCGCCTATGCCGGGATGCATCAGCATGGCCTTTGAACTGGCGGTGTACGGTCTGGTCACCGGATTGCTGTACAAGCGGCTGGGACGGGGTACCAAAAACATCTATCTCAGCCTGCTGTGTGCCATGGTGACAGGACGGCTGGTGTGGGGTGCAGTGCAGATGGTCATTATGGGACTGAACGGCGGCAGCTTCCCCTTCAGCGCCTTTGTGGCAGGTGCAGTGACCTCGGCAGTGCCGGGCATCGTACTGCAGCTGGTGTTCATCCCCGTGCTGGTGCGGGCGCTGGAAAAGGCGCGGCTCAAGGCGGAATAAGGCGGGCAGTCCGCGCATCAAGTGGATCTTCTATAAGACTCTTACCACGGGGTAAGGGTCTTTTTTTATGCGGAAATCCGGTGGGGAAGGCTTCACTGTTGATTTCCGCCGGAGATGGCTATCATGGGGGCATCACTTTTGAAGGAGGAAACAACCCCTATGGCTATCGACTACGCAAAGAAGTATCAGACCTACATCGACGAGGAGCTGGCTGCCAACTCCGCCACCGAATGGATGGCGGCAGGCGAAGGTCAGGTTCGCTTCGGTGAGGGCAACAAGGTGGAAATCAACACCCTGACTACCACCGGTCTGGGCAACTATGACAAAACCAAGACCGATGGTACCGCTTATCCCAGCGGTGCTGTCACCAGCACCTGGACCTCCCGCACCCTGACCATGGATCGCGGTGTCAAATTTGCGCTGGATCACAGTGCTCCCGAGGATATCAGCTTCCCCGCTACCGTGGAAAATGTTATCCGTGAGTTCGCCAAGACCCAGCTGGCAAAGGAGCAGGACTTTTACCGCATCTTCCGTCTGTATGACATCATCCAGGGCAGCCTGATGCTCAGCGGTACCCATGTGCTGACCTATGACAGCGCCAATGACGACATTGTGGACAAGCTGTGCACCATTGCCCAGACCATCGAGACCGACAGCGACCGCACCGGCGGTCTGGTTGCCATGATCGCATCCAACCAGAAGAACGCCTTCCTGCGTGCTGCCGCCGACAACTTTAACAAGATCACCTTTGAGCAGCAGGTGGAGATCAACGGCATCACCTATTCCCATGTGATGATGGTCAACGATCTGCCCTGTATCTTTGTTCCCGCCAGCCGTATGAAAACTGTCATGTCCGTCCGAAACGGCCGCGACGGTGAGTCTGCAGGCGGTATTGTGGCCGGTGAAGGTGCCAAGGACATCTGTGCACTGGTGGTCGCCTGTGACACCCCTATGGCCATTGCCAAGGTGGACAGCCTGAAGCAGTTTGGCCCCGAGGAGAACCAGCTGTTTGACGGCACTGCCATTCAGGCACGTTATCTGTACGATCTGGTGGTTCCTACCAGCAAGCTGGCTACCATCGGCGCACTGGTCGCAGCCTGATGAGCGCGGCCTTTGCTGAGGGCGGCAGACAGCGCATCCTGCAGCAGGGGATGGCGCTTTCCGGTCTGGAGAGCGCCCCCCAGCAGGCCGATCTGCTGCTGGATCTGGTGGTTGACAGCGTCACCGCCTGGTGCGGAAGAACCGATATCCCCGAGGAAATGGAGCGTTGTGTGGCGCTGCTGCTGTCACGGGTGCTGCGGGACGGGGTGGAACGTCCGGTATCGGTGATCAAGCGGGGTGACACCGCCATCACCTATGGGGACAGCGATGTGCGCGCTCTGCTGGAGCCCTTTGTGCGGCTGAAAAGCCCCGGGCGAAGGGCGGTGCTGCAATGAGCGAGGACAGCATCCTGCGGAGAACCATGACCGATCGGGTCACCATTACCCGACAGGTCTGGAACGGTGCCCGATGGGAGAGCACCGTTCTGTATGAAAACCTGGCCTGCGGCCTTTCACGGGCGGTGCAGTCCAGTACCCCCAAGCTCACCGGAAACTGGGAGGGCGTCACCGAAGACGACGGCAAGCTGACCCTCTATCTGCCTGCGGGCGTGCGCCTGCAGGCAGGGGATCGGGCCGAAGTACGCCGGCTGGATCAGGTGATCTGCGGGTTGTGCAGCGCTACGCTGCCCTATCCCTCCCACGGGGTGGCGACTTTATATTTACAGGAGGTGAAGGAGGCATGATCGGTCTGCGTGCGCTGACGGCGGGGATCGCCGAATATCTGGCGGCCCAGACCGGCGTGGCCGCCTTTTCCCAACGGTGCGAGGGTCAGGTCTACCCCTGCCTGACGGTGGAGGCTGCAAGTAAAAGTGCGGCCATCATCGCCTGCGGCAGACAGGTGGAGCGGCAGGTGACGGTGACCGTCACCTGCTATCCCTCCCGCCGGAGAGAACGGGAGGCGGGACTGGAACTGGCAGACGAGGTGTATGATGCCGTGATGCCCGGTTTTCAGTGCTGCGGCAGGGGCTTTCGCCCCACAGAGGCAGAAATCAGCACCGACGGGCAGGAACTGGCCCAAGTGCGCTTTCTGCTGGAATTTTGTGATACCCCCGGCAGAAAACACAGCGGTTCCACGGCAACCGAGACCATGGGCGCGCTGTCTCTGCGGGTGGAGCAGGAAAGAGAGGGATCGTAAATGGGCTTGCCCCAGATTCTGATTCGATTTAAGACGGCGGGCGGCACGGCCATCCGCCGCAGTGCAAGAGGTCAGGTGGTGGTGCTCATCACCGGCAACGCCCCCGCCACAGCGGGATTTTCCCGACTGGAGCAGGTCTCCAGAGAGGCCGTGGGCGAGTATGGCTACAAGCTGCTGCAGCTGTGCTTTTTGGGCAATCCGGCAAAAGTGCATCTGGTGACCTATGTGAAGGGTACCGAGCAAAGCACGCTGGAAGGCTGCACCCCACTGGCTGAGGGCGGCTGGCTGTGCGCGCCCCAGATGGATGCGGGCGTGCTGGCGGCCTTTGTGAAGGACAAGCGGGAGCAGGGTCGTCCGGTGCGTGCTGTGCTCACTACCGAAGACAGCCCCGACTGCGCCGGTGTGGTCAACTTTACCACCGGGGACATCCGGGTGCGGTTGGAGGAGCAGGTGCAGCAGGTGAGCACTGCAGACTATTGCGCCCGCATTGCAGGCATTCTGGCGGGACTGTCCCTGCGGGAGAGTGCCACCTATTACAATGTGGGCGAGGTCACCGGCTTTACCCCCAGCGCCGACCCCGAGGGGGACATCGGCAAGGGCAGACTGATCCTGGATCAGGGCAGCGACAGCGTGCGCCTGTCCCGTGCAGTTACCAGTCTGGTGACCCTGAAGAACGGCGGCGAGGCCGCCTTCCAGAAGATCAAGATCACCGAGGGTGTGGATCTGATCCGTGCGGATATCCGCAGCGCCTTTGAAAGCGAGTATGTGGGCAAGGTGCTCAACGACTACGATTCCAAGCTGCTGCTGGTCACCGCCATCAACAGTTATTTTGCCGGTCTGGAGGGCAGCGTGCTGGACACCGGACACAAAAGTCAGGCAAGCGTGGACTATGAAGCCCAGAAGGCCTGGCTGGAGAGCCGTGGTGTGAATACCGAAACCATGACCGACACCGCCATTTTGTCGGCCAATACCGGCAGTCAGGTGTTCCTGAGGGCCAATGTAAGGTTCGCAGACGCCATGGAAGACCTGACATTTGAGATCAATATGCAGTAAAGGAGTGGAAGAATGGCGAATTTGAGCGCAAACCGGGTGCTTTCCGGTTCGTTTGCGGAAATTTGGGTGGACGGCAACCGCATTGCGGAGGCCAGTGCCATCCAGCTCACCGTCAGGCTGATCCGCTCGGATGTGCAGATCGGCATGGACGTGGATTCCAAAATCACCGGCTGGCGGGGCGAGGGTCAGCTGCGGCTGCGGCAGGTATTCAGCCGGTTTTTTGATGTGGTGGAGCAGGCAGGTGCCGGACACGACCTGCGGGTGACCATCACCACTGCCCTGAAGGATCCCGACAGCATGAACGGTGAGGAGGAGCGCTACAGCGTGGACAATGTGGCGCTGGACAGCCTGCCGCTGGTGAATTACGCCACCGGTAAGGTGAATGAGCAGGTCATTCCCTTCCGCTTTTTGCCCGGTGATCTGAAGCAGCTGTCGGGCATTGCCGTTACGGAGGTGGCATGATGAGCACCGCCGAGCAGTGGGCCAGCGTACTGGGAGGACGAAGCGCAGAGCAGTTTACCCTGCGGTTTGAGCGGCTGGGTCTGGATGCCCGGTGCCGCGCCCTTTCGGCAGGTGAGGTGGAGGAATGTGTCCGCATGGGTGGCGAACGAGGCTTGCGGTATGCCCTGT